ACTTCCTCTAATCTTTGTGATGTTTGAAACATTTTACGTGCGCCTTCTAAGCCTTGCGATTCCTCAGATACTTCACCTCCGGCTTCGAGGTTTTTCATCATATTATACATAACTTCTGCACCTTTGTCCACATCACCTTCACCTGCGTTTCTAACAGCTTCAGCTGTAAATACAAACTCATTCTTAGATAATCTTGCAGGCACATCGTCAGCCTTTTCCATTCTACCTATTGGTACAAAGCCGCCATTATCTCTAAGATCCATCTCTTTACCACCCATATCTAATAGTGGCATAGTTTTCTTAGCTACTTGTTCTTTAGAACCTTCTTGATAACCTAATCTCATTATACCACCATCAGCAACAAATGCTCTACCTAAAAAATCATATGGATTATTTCTAATTCTAGCTATGTCTAAACTTGGACCTCTGTCTAATGTTTGATCTTCCTCTTCATCTTCTTGAAACAAAAAAGGAGATGCAGCAGATAATGCAGCTAATTTACCCAAACTTAATTCACCTTTTGAAAATAAAAGCGGATTTGCTTTACTAAAAAAAGTTTTTGCAGAAAAACCACCCAGGCCCTTGCCACTTAAAAGTTTTGGTAATCCACCGCCGCCACCAAAATATAGAGCACCTCCCAGTATTGCAGCTTTACCTATTGGTGATTTAGTAATTTTTTTTAACGCTCTACTTGCTTTCTTAACTAGTTTACCTAAGAAATACATCTGTCTACCTGTTTCAAGATCCATAATCCCACCAACAGGGCTATCCATCATACCACCTTCTTGAGCCATGACTCTTTGTTCACCTTTGTCTTTTTTAGAATAAGGCACGTCGATATCTAATTGATCTAGATACTCATCAAACTCCATGTCTTCAGGAATTTCTTTTATTTTTTTAAGACGTAAAAATTCTTCAAAAGCTTCACCCATTGCATCATCGTAACCATAAGAAGCTTTCATTATACCGCCTTTGTCAGCACCTATTCGTCCGCCATCTTTTCTAAATCTAAGAGCTAGACCACCTGTGTTTGTATCGTCGTCACCATCATCAGGGTCGTCACCAGGTTGATTCACAAAACAATATGCAGGTGGGTTGGGTCCTTTACATGGATCTGTTTCTTGTTGATCGGGACCTCTGTCATCCGGTGGAGGTGTTGGACCAGGAAATAACTCTTCAAACTTACCTTGTGTCATATCTCCTTTTCTTAATAAATCTTCTGCTTCAAATGTTCTTCCTAATAAGTCTTTTCCAGAAGTAAATCTATTTACATCGCCTACTGTTTTTTGTTGAGAAAGATATGGACCACTTGTTGCAATTTTTAATAAATCTTCTTCTGACATTAATTCAAACTCTTCTGGAATTTGTTCAAAACTTTGAAATATAGCACCAATAGGAGAAATAGAAGGTTCAGGTAATAAACCTAGTTTTCTCAAAGCTAAAACTCTATTTCTATTTATAGATTTTTGTATTTGATCATTTCTAAATCTTTCAATTGGCGATATGCCTTTTGGTACAGGTGTTGGAACAAAACTTTTATCTTCTTGTAACTGTGGTGGTTTTGGTGGATCGTCTGATCCTTTGTAACGATCTATTGTTCCTTCTGCTACTCTTTTATTGTATTCAGATTTAGTCATCCCTCTTTGTTGAACATCTAAATCTCTACCTTTACCAGTGCCTCCTCTTGTATTTCCTCCTACAGATGTGCCTGGAGATATGGGTTCATTTTTTTCCCTTGCATCTTTTAAAGCTCCTTGAAAAAATCCACGTCTTCCATCAGGGTTTGCTACCCCACCCTTAATTAACATCTGTCTGAATTGTTGTGCTCTAGTTATCGCCATCGTACCATTATATTATAAATTTGAATCACTACCAAGTGGTAAAGATTCAACTGTTATTTTTACACTACGAGAGATATGTTCTCTTTTCGTAGGTGTCTCAGGATTGTTTACATCGTCATCAGCTTCTTTATCTGAGTTGTATTCTTGTCCTGTTTCTAAATTTTTTAAAGTAACTTCACATTCAGGTGTAATAACTAATGTTCTTTTACCATTAATTGTTTTGTACTCTGCTTTTGCTTCTTGTTCTATGAATGCCATTAGTCTCTATTTATCTCCAATATTGATGCAATAACGTGTAATTCATTTGCATCTGCTGCTTGTGCCTTTAATACCTCATTTTCTTCCAAAATTAAAGGGTGAGTTAGCAGTTCTGTTGTTGCTTTTGAGGCTATTGCCTTGTCTTTAAACAAGTTAAATACTGCAGAAGCAGCATTTGTTATAGTGAAAGTTATTGTAGATCCTGATCCAGCATCTTCTGATACTATTATACTCTTGATAATAGCTCTAGAACTAGCTGGTGTAGTGTAGATCGTAGTATTATCTGTAGTAGTTAAATCTACTAATTCGTTTTTATATATATTAGCCACCTATAAACCAAGAGAATCTCTCTTGCTCCTGTTTTGTTTCACTTAAATATGTTGAGTTTAATTGTTCTACTACCAAAGATAAAGTTCTATTTATTTGTTTTTGGTTTGAAAAATCGTATTCTTCTTTTGGCTCTGGTATTCTTACATTAATTTTTGGCATTAACGTCTCCCGTCTGGTTGTAAATCTAGTCTTAAAGTTCCAAATCTCCAAGACTCATTAACTGCATCGTTCTCTATTTTAACACTTACAAATCTACCTCTTGCTCTTGTATCTTTTTTATCTGTAGTTGAGTCTATAGTAAAAGGACTTAACGCAGTTTGTACTTCTGTTTGTTGTGGATATCTTTTTACATTTAAACTTACTTTAGCATTACCAACTAATGTTTTAAAATCTGGTACAAATCTTCTCATAGCTAAAAATATTTCACCTGCAACTTTAGGACCAGTGGCTCTGCCTCTTGCGTCTTTTGATCTAGACTCTAAATCTATGTCATAAGATTGTATAAAAGAAGGCACAGTTGTAGTTGTACCATCAGGATTTACTTGATCGTTTCCTACTTCGTGTTCAAATAAAATACTTTGACCTAAACCAGACTCACCTATAATTTCTGGAAATGACCCTGATGCAGAACTGTTAAATTTAGTTGCAAAAGGATTTTTGTATATTGTTGCATCCATCCAACTTGTTCTTGCTTCTGTTCCTGTATACCAAACACCACCAGGCACACCAGCAGATTCAGCGTAATTGAATACCACATACTTATCGTTAAATGTAGACCCTTGTGATGGATAGGACCAAGTTATTTCTGTAAATAAATTGTTTAATCCTGCAGATACTTGTTGTCCTTTTGTAGTATCAAAGTTATCGTAAACAAAATCCTCGACTGTACATGGTATAGATTTAACCGTACCATCAAATAAAAAGAAACCTTTTGGACTTAACCAGAACGCAGCTCCATCTATTTCTACAACAGCATTCTTACCTATCAATCCACAGTTTGTACCAACTTGTTCAAAACCAAACGTAAAAGGTGCACCGATAAATTTCATTGTATACAAAGCATTATCTGTCCAAACCAGAATAACTTCTTTTGCTTTTATGGCACCCATAATTTTTGTGCCGTCTTGTAGTCTTTGTGTACCAGCTGTGTTTGTTGCAGATGGTGCATAAGTATTAATATCTTCTTGGTCAGAGAATCTTATAAACATATCGTCTTGTGTTGTTGATGTGCCGATGGTTGTTTCTGTTCCAAGGTGAATTAAGTGTCTTGTTGTTGGAGATACTAGTGTAACTCTTGATGCCGTAGGATTATTTCCTGTTGCAAAACCAGATGTTGTAGTTGATGCTCTTGTTGTAAACTTAGCTGTAATAGATGCATCCCATGTAAATGTTTTGCCGTTTGCAATCGTTGCAATAAGAACTTGTCCAAAGTTATCTAGTGACCAAAGTCCTGGCTCTAGTGTTACAGTTGCAGCGTTTACAGCATTACCATATCCAGCAAACGTTGTAGCGTTTGTAACCGTTGCGCCACTGCTGTGAGCTTGTCCGTTTGATGTACCGAATGTTGCTGTGCCTAACGCTCCTCTAGTAATACCCGTTAAGTCATTTGAACTTATACCTGTGTATGTGATTAACTCATTTGCAACAGCGATTGTTCCACCACCTGTTGGAAAACCAGTTGTCGATGTAAGTGTAACAGTAGACCCTCCGCCCGTTCCTGTAGTGTTTGCGCCCAACGATCCGTTTAAAGTTGTTGAAATAACACCGGTTACAGTACCACCATAATTACCAATACCAAATCCATAACCGTAAGACTGAGCGGAGGGTCCTATTTTTTCATACGGTTTTAGATCTATACTTCCACCAGATGCAGAACTAACTGTGCTGGTAAAATTAACAGTAAATGTTTTTGATGTTGGAACTGTTAGGATTTGAAAAACTTTATCTTCAAAGTCAGAATTAGATTTACCTGTGCCTGACGGTAATGTTACGCTATCGAATAATACTATGTCTCCTATTTCTAAACCATGATCTGCAGATGTAGTAATAGTAATTGTTACACTACCTGTTGATGTAAATGTTGCACTTGATATTGTAGTTGCAAGTGGTGTAACATCATACAATCTACCTTCAAAATATATAAGTAAAAATTTATCTGTGCCTATTGCAACGTATCTATTACCTTCAAGATCTACAAACGAGTGAAGTTTTCTAGCAACACCCACGATAGAATCTGTAACTAAAGAAGACCAGCCACCAACTTTTTCTGGTAAGCCATATCTAAATCTAACATTATCAGAATCAACCCAACGCTGCTCTGCACCTGCCTCTGTGCTTTGCTTGTCGATTCCAGGTTTAAACTTAAAATCAATAAGGGCCATGGTCCGTGCTCCTTACGCCGTGTTTGTCTTGAATGACCAGCCTCTTGTTGAGTCTATAAACACTAGAGTTACAGCTTGACCATTAGTGCTTAAAGTAAGATTAGATGCAGCAGAGTTTATGTTTGAACCATTTCTTGCAACTGTAAGATTGTTAGATCCAAAAGTCCCTCTAGCATCTATGATTACAATCTCTTGTCCAACGCTTGGAGATGCTGGTAATGTTACTGTGATAGGGTTTGATGTAGTATTAGCGAAGATCTGATCACCGTCTACAGATGTATATGTTGTAATAGTTCCTGAATCTAATGTTACATAGCCTTTGTTTTGTAAACCAAGACTAACGTTTGTACCATCAGAGTATACTAAAGATGTAGATCCTATTGGTAATACAACCCCTGATCCAGATACAGTTTTGACTGTAATTGTATATAAAGCTGAAGATCCTCTAGTGGTTGCATCTTGAAATATAATAATTCTTTCAGAGCTATCTGGTATAGTTATACTTCTGTTTGCACCTAGTGTACCAGTAAGTTTAATGTATAAATTTTTACCATTGGACGTTGCTCCTTGGTCCAAGGTTAGTGTTAAATCACCAGAAGCTAATTGTGCTGATGATAAATAACCCGTAGATAATTGTTCTAATATCTGTAGGTTTGTATTAGTAATAGTTCCCCAAAGACCTGCCTTTTCACCTGTGGTGACTAGTTCTAGTTTTGAGTTTGTTGAAAAAGTTGATGCCATATTAATAAGGTTTTATTTCTGTCCAAGTGTTACTTACATTTGGATCTATTTCACTCCATGTTATTGCCGTAGCATCTTTAACAGTTATTGTCAAAGGTGTTGCATCTGGCGTTACATTTGCTTCAGCGATGATACTAACAGACCCTGTGGCCATCGTCAACGCATTTCCGGTTACAGATGTTACAGCAGAGGCCTCAATAGTAACTGTTCCAGCACCTAAGGTAAATGGTATTCCACCAGGATTTACATTAGCATCTGCCTCAATTGTAACAGTTCCAGCATTGATTGTAAGAGCATTACCAGTTACATCAAATACCGAACCAGCTAAAGCTGTAGCTGCTCCAACAGATACTGTAAGCGCGTTACCTGAAACAGTAACATTTACATCCGGATCAAATATAGATGTTGCTATTGCATTAGCAGATATGGAACTATGACCGAGCATTTATTATGCTCCTTTTAATTCTGTAATTTTAGCTTCTAT